AGGTATTTTTACATTCGAGACAAGGCACATGCGGGAAAAAAACAATGAAAACCCCGCCTGAAAATAACCCAACCGAACTTCCCCTGCCCGGCACCGCCGGAACCAAACCCATCACGAGATCGCACGCCACCGCCGCGCAAATAGCCGCGGCGCTTGGCTTTGATGAAATAGACGATCCCTTCCTCCGCAATCGCGTGCGCGACGGCCTCATCCCCAAGCCGCGCAACTCCCTTTACAACATCGACGCCACCACCATCGGCATCCTCAAGTTCTACCGCAGCCGCGCCGCCACCAAATCCGAACTCCCCGCGCAATACCCATCCATGCAGGCAATGGCCGGTGCGCTCGGCGTGTCGGTCAAGGCCATCAAATGGATTTTGAAAAACGGCGCGGCCGAAGCCCAGGACGATCACCACCGCGTCACGCCCCTGCCCATCGTGCGGCGTGCCTTTGAGATCATCGCGCAAGTGGCTGATGGCCACGTCACCGGGCTGGACGGCTTTGAGCAATGGAACCACCAGACCGAACTGGCTAAAAAACTCCGCCAGGAAACTGAAAAGCTTGAGGACGAAAAACTACTGCGCAAAGGCGAAATGCTACTCGCGCGCGATGCCTCCTTTGCCCTGAGCAAAATGGCCGTGGACGAACTTCTCTGGGAAAAACTGCTGCAACCCGCCCGCGCCGGCACCTTGAAACTTCCGCCCGCCATCAACCGCCAGCACAAAACCATTTTGAAGGAAGCCGGCACCAGCGAAGACGCCATCCGCAAATGCGCCGCCGTCGTCATGCAAACCGTGGCCGGACTGCTCGACAAACTCCGCGCCAAAATTCCCACCACCAAAACCGATGAGGAGAAAAGCGAATGACCTCCGCCCCCGAATTAAATCTGCATGGTGGCCAACCGCAAGGTTTGAAATCTGCGGGGAAAAAAATGCGCTGGGCCGATTACGACCCCGCCACGCAGAACTTTTTTATCGAACTCGCCCACCGCTATTGCGCGCCGCTGCCCATGCAGGAACCGTTTGACTGGTGCGTGGCCAACGTCGTCTTTGCCGACACCGAAGTCAGCGGCCCGTTCAACCCCGTCGGCCGGGAATATCTGCGTGAACTGGTCAACAACATTGACGACACCACCAGCCGCGAGAACACCGACATCATGGCCACCGGCACCAGCAAGACTTCCAAGATCATGCTGCAACAGATTTGGACCATGGTTCACAATCCGCGACGCGGCATCATGGTCATGCCCGCCACCAAAAACGCCGGTGGCAGCGAGAACTTCGTCATGTCGCGCCTGATTCCCGCATTGGAAGCCACTGGCGCAATCGTCGAATTGATGCCCAACGGCCAGAAGCGGCTGTTCATGAACTCTAAAAAAGTTCGCATCAACGGCAGCCATTTCGATTATGTCGGAGGTGGCAGCGCCGCCGCCGTCGCTTCCAATCGTTGCAGCGTCATCTGGCTGGACGAGATTGATAAATTCAAAGACAAACTCGGCAACGAAGCCGGCACCAAAAAACTCGTGGACGAACGCACCGAAGGCGTCAAGGACTACACCGTTTTTCAAAGCACCACTCCCACTATTGAAAACGCGCAAGGCTGGAAGGCGTTGTTGCGCTCCGATTTTCGGCGGCGGTTTTTGCCGTGTCCGCATTGTAATTCGGGCGTTACACCGTTGCATCGTGAACCGTTGCATCGGCCGGCCAGCGGTGCCACGACCAACGATACACGATTCAACGATTCAACGATTCACAATTCCCCCGGCTCGCTAAAAGGCTGGTTCGACCTTGCGTGGTCGGAACAATACTGCGTGCTGCCCAACAAATTCCACGACGGCACGCCCATCCCGCGCGCCTTCATCGCCTGGGACAAGGAAGCCAAGCGGCGGGACGGCACGTGGGACAAAGACCGCGTCGTCCGCAGCACCCGCCTCGAATGTCCGCACTGCAAAGGCCACATTCGGGACGAACACAAAACCTGGATGGACAAAAACGGCGTCTGGATACCGCTGCAGGAGAATCACGGCCACAAAGGTTATCACCTCAGCGCCCTTTACGCCCCGCCGCTCGTGCAGCATGACGAAGATCCCACCCACAAAAGCCGCCTCGCCGGCCGCGCCTTGAAATTTTTGGACGCCACCGAAGACGGCGAAGGCATGAAAGGCTTCATCAACAGCACCTTGGCCGAGGTGGACGTGGCGCAGGAAAACATTGACCGCACGTTGATTGAAATTTCCAGCGATGATGGCCCGCGCGTTTCCTCCACTAGCTATTGGAACGAAATGTCTGGCGACCGCCAGGCTCGCTATCCCGGATTTTGGTATCGGGTTCGCCGCTGGACCATCGCCATTTTGCGTCCGCAATGGAAAATTGACCAACTCTTGCCCTGGCTGGCGCAGTTGGAACCCGCGCAAAAAGGCTTGTTTGAAAAACTCACCGGCCTCGCGCCCGAAAAATACAGGTTTGAACCCGGCACACTTTTCACGCCGGAAAACATTTTCTGGCAGATCGCCCGCAACGATCACTGGCCAGCCGTGGCCGCGTGGCTCATTGCCAACGGACGCACCGGCAAACAATTAAGCGAATTTTTTCAAGTGGAGTTTCAAACAGACCTCATTCGCCTGCTGGAATTCATTGCCAAACAACCGGAGGTAAACGTCGCACTTGGTAAACAAGGCGACAGCGAGCTGATTGAGTTTGGCTCGGCGGATTCCTGGGAGGAAATCGAGGAAGCCCAGCGGCGGCACCACATCGCCAACCCGGATGTGAAAATGGACGCCGCGTTTGGCAGTTTGGATTCGGGCGAAGTGTATGCCGAATGTTTCCGCAAATGCCCGCCAAACGGATTTTGTTTTTACTCGCCGCTGATCACGCCATTCGGCCCGCGTGGAAAATTTTCCAAGACCCCAATGCCAGGCTACCGGCCATTTTCTGAACAAGGCTGGACGCCTGTGATCGGCCATCCCGAACACAAGGTCTGGACCGGCAAGGATAAAATCCGGCTGCCCTACATCATGGACATCAACGATCCATTTGTCGGCAAGATGGAAGCGCGCCAGTTCTATCAATACGTGTTCAAGTTTGATGCGCAATGGGCATTGAGCGAGCTTGCTCGCGTGCGCAAACGCTACAGCTTCACCATCGCGCATGACTGCAAATTTTACGGCAACAATTCGGACATGCGCCCCGTAAATCTGGCCGAATATAACCTGCACATGAAGGGCTATTACTGGAACGAAAAAGAGCAGCGTTGGGAAGCACCTGGAAAACGCGGGGGTGGACAGTCCCGCCGACATCCTAACCACGGATTCGACTGCGAAAAAAACGGACTTGCGCACGCCGTGTGGAAAGGTGTTTTCAAATATCAGCGTGATGAAACGCCCGCGCCAAAATAAATATTTGAACCCATGTCTAAACGTGATAAAATTTCACCAGCTAAAACAATGAATCAACCATTGTCCAAGAAGCAGATCGCCGCCGCCGCCGGCATCACCCCGCGCACCATGAACAACAACCGCCGCGATTGGCAGTTCATTGACGAGTATGCCTGCCGTGGCACCAAGCGCATCCGCTATCGCGCTGAAGTTTTAGAAGAGTGCCGCCGCCGCCGCCGGTTGTGATTTTGTAACGGCGAGCGGTGAGCGCCGTTTTCCTTTCCTGCATTTTCCGCTTTTTTCCGTTTCGTTCCAGTTGCTTCGCTAACACCATACCCCCTACCAGTGCCACGCTTCATTCGTGGCACAATTCAGCCAGCGCTTCATCAGGTCCGTCATCCGTCAGGTCTGGAACCAGACCAAGACGGGCGCAAATACTTTTCGTGAAGCGCTGAACGCCGGGCAGTCCGGCCATTGGGAAAAAGTCTCCACCGGCTACACCGTCCAATCCTCCAGCGGCGCGGGCTACTCCACCAGTTTTCACATCGCGGCCACTTCTGACGACGCCAACGGCAAAACGCCGGAAGATTTTCAAACACTCTTCGAGCACATACTCGAAAATTACTCCGCCGTCGTCGCCAAAGGCGGCGCTGAAGAAGCTGGCGACATTGACGCAATGGATTCCGCCTTTGTCCGCGCCCTGTGGGCATATTTTCCAACCATCAAAGGCCACACCAATAACTGGATGTATCTCGCGCCATGAACACCCCCGCAAACATCCAGCAGCGGGTAAACCGCCCCTTGCGCAGTCAACTCGAAATCGTGGACGCCTACGGTATGCCCGCGCGCTCGCGCAGCCGGATCAGCGCTCAATGGTATGAAGGCTCTCGCTGGTCTCCCAATCGGTCTTGGATCTGGCAGCCCGTCCAGGACGCCAAAAAAGACCTGGACCGTTTCACCCGCTGGGAACTGAACAAGGCGGCGGAAAAACTCTGGAAAGATTCCCCGTTCATTCGCGGAATCATCAAGCGACTTGTCACTTTGATCATCGGGCGCGGCGCGATTCCCACGCCAAAAACCAGCAGCAAGGAATTCAATGAAGAATTGAAAATCTTCCTGCGCAAAAAATTCCGCCGCCCCTGCGTGGATAACAAAAAATCCTTTGCCAATTATCAGCGCAAAAAAATGATCGGCATGTTGAAGCACGGCGAAAGCTTCACGGTCAAGGTCACTGACCCGCTCGACAATTCCGACAAGCTTCAGGGCTTTGAATGGCACCGCTGCACCGCGGCCGGCGGCAAACCCGCACAGCAATCCAACGCTTTGGGCACCGGCAACGATGATTCTTACAACGCAGTCGCCAGCGACAAACAGGGCGGCGGCGACGGCATTGATTTTTATCCGAGCGGATTTCCAAAGCAATACCGTTTCCTTGGAATGGATTCGCCCGTTCCAGAATCCCTCGTTGTCCACCACGCCCTCATCGAGCGCGACGAACAAGTCCGCGGCGAAACCATCCTTGCCGCTGCCTTGAATCACGCCCGCGATGTTCACGACATCATCGCGCTGGAAAAGTCCGCCGTCAAAGATGCCAGCTCACATCAGGACATCATCCAGACGATGAGCGGCGATTACGATCCCGAATCGTTTCAAAAAAGCGCCTTTGGCAACGGCACGGACGGAAATTTCCCCACGCCCATGAGCCTGCCCGAGGATGATCAGGCCAAAACGAGATATTACGAAACCAAATTTCAAGGCAGCCCCGTTGTTTTGCGCACGGGCGACAAATACACGCCTTACGTGCCCAACCGGCCCGGCAACGCCTGGGAAGGTTTCATGGCGTTTCTGTCCAACGTCATCGTGCTCAGCACCGGCTTTCCGCCGTCCGTGGTGATTCCCATTGACATCGGCGGCACGGACATCCGCCGCGACATTCAGATTGCCCAGCGCATCGTAGAAATCCATCAAGACGAATTTGATGATGATCTTCAGGACATCGCCGAGTGGTGGATCATGGGCGGCATTGAGGACCGCGCGTTCAAAAGTAAAATCCCGGCGGATTGGAACAATCTCGTCTGG